TTGAATCAACAATAATGTTTTTATCTTCAATACTCACAACGGTTCCATTAACATATTTACGGAACATTTTTAAGTCTGAACGATACCACATCATTCCTTCTTCTAAAACAGAAGGGTCTGAAGTTACATTGTCAAATGCTATTTGGTCTAATATTAACATATTAATTTTCTCCGTGTTTGGTTGCTATCCACATGCATGATGTTAAACTTGTGATTATATTAGCACTCATTGATATTGTGAATCCATTAGCTGTTTTTGTTGCTGAATCAACCTTTGGATTGTATGCTGAATTTGCAAGTGAATTTGTTGTTAATGCTATGGAATAATTGTTGTCAGAAAAAGGAGTTGAAAACACAACAGAAGCACGTTTCGGATTACCTGCAAATGAAGCTGCTAAAACTTCACCTGACTTTTCTTTCAATGATGATGTGATTTGTTCAATCTTGGTTTGCAATTCCTGATTTGCATATTCCCAAACCCCTGATTGATACATATAAACACCTTTCAACTTTCTGTTGATTAACCAAACACCTTGTGAATTGTAAACAATAGCCAAATCACCTTCATTCATCCCTGTTTTAGTCAAAAGGTCTGCATAATTTATTGCAGTGTATTTCCATAATGAAGAAACACCATTTCCGCCTAAAGTATCTAAATGTATTACAACCCCCATTTATGACTTTTGTTTTTGTGTTAGTTCAAATTCTATTGTTCCTGTTGATTCGGTTTTAGCATCGTAAACAATTCTTATATAAATCCACGCTAAATGTGTGTCATCAACAGCATCAATAATTGATACGTCTGTTGAAAGGTTGTTATATTCAAACCAATTAACATCATCGTTTGAAACTTCTATTGTATAAGTAGAAGTTAATTCAGTCATTCCTGTTTTAATCGGTGTTAAACTCCATTCATACTTGTAACAACTGCTAATTGATTGTGTTGTTTCAGAAACAGTAGCATCATGAGAAGTGCCATCTGAAAATATAAATTTTGTTTTTATTGGCTTATTCATATCATGCTTATTAAATGTTTAACTTGACCGTTATAATCGCTCCAATCGTAACCGTTGGCATTTTCACAAATTAACCATTGTATTGCCCAATACGATTCTAAAGCCTCATTATAATTAGTATATATATTTGATGTAGAAAATTCAGCTTCTACTGAATTAGCTTGTACATTCTTTTGTATTCCTCCTATGTTATTCTTTACTTTCGTATCTCTTAAATATTCAAAGTATATAAATAAAGATAACATCTTTACCACTCCAGCACTACGTACAATATGACAATCGTTATCTTGACAAAATGAGTTCCAAATAGCTATAAATTTAGGGTCTGTTGGTGATGTGCCAGTTATTGCAAAGTCAATAGCAAAATCACTATATAATTCACAACCTAACAAATCCTGTAAATACCTAACCTCGAACTTGTCAATATATTCTTGAAGTTCTGGCTCTGTGAATTTATCCCTTGCTATTTTATCTTGACCTTTAAAGTCCGATAATTGTACGTATAATGACATCGTATTCTTTTATTTTTTCTTTGACTTGCCCCCATTTGAGGCTTTTGACTTTCCCAATGCTTTTACAGCCTCCTCACTTCTTTTGTATTCAATAGCCCAACCCTCTTCAATAGCACGTCTAGCTATGTATTCAGATACTTCTCTATGTTCACCCTCTAACATTCCAGCTATGTCTTTTGTTATTGTTATTTTCATTTTAAATAGTATTGGTTTTTAACCCCAAAAGCCCGTATATTTCTATACGAGCTTCCAGAGAAACAATTAACACTATGGTTTAGTAATAGCAGTTATAGCTGCTGAAATACTTGGAACGTGCATAAATGCGTTAGCATCTACGTTTCTAACCAAGAAATTAAGTCTTTCGTAAGCCTTAACGGTTACTAATTCTTTTTCAAAGTTATCGTTATTCTCAAAACCTAATTCAACAGTAACACCTTTACGAGATACAACAGTTCCTTTTGTAGAATCCATTATGTACATTTCGTTTAGTGGCACTAATTGATTTGTGATTACTCTAACAGAACCGATGTTAACACCGTTGTTAGTTATCCAGTTTGGAATTAAATAGTTATTATTTAAGTCTTTTTCCAAAGTCATTAAACATTGGTCTGCTGGATTTAACAATGCTACGTTAGCAGAAAATTTGTTGTTTTGTCCTAAATCAGAGATTTGACAAGCAGCTACTCTAATTAAGTCTATCAATGTTGGAGCTTGTACGCTTGTTGCGTAAGAACCAGCAGCGAATGTAGAAGCAATAGCAGCAACAGAATTTAATTCTGGAGCAATAGCATTTCCTAATAACAAACCTTCGTCAACTTTTAAAGCAACGTCAGTCGATACTAAGCCTCTAATCTCACCAGACACCCATTCGTAATCATCCATCATGTCAATACAAACATCAACAAAATCTCTTACTTTAGTGATTTGTAATGTTCTAACTTTCCAAGTGATTTTAGAGTTATGAGTAGTAGCAGCACAAGCAGCAACATTTTTAGCATCTCTTACAATGGTTTCTTGGTCATTGTATTTGATGTATTCTTTCGTTGTGTTTCTTTGATTAAACAAAGAACGCATGAATGGTTGTCTTGTAGCTAATTGACCTACTCCTGGAAGCATATCAGCGAAGTCAGTACCAGAATCAATATCGCCAGCCCCTTGAGATGCTTTAATCTCTAATTTGATGTTTTTAGCACCATCTTTCAACATTCCTTTGATTTCATCAGTTGCATCAACTAAAGATTTCATAACAGCAGCTTGAAAATCTAAAGGCTTATCAGATGTTTTAGATTCTAATTCTTTAGCCATTTTAGAAATTGCAGAGCCTTGAGCCTCTAAAGAAGTTTTCATTGCTGTAATGTTAGCAGATGTCAATTCTTTGATTTGTTTTTCTAACTCTTTTTTGTCAGCATTTTCTTTGTCTTTTGCTTCGTTCAAAGATTTAATGCTTTCTGTTTGCCATTCGATAAGGTCGGCAAAGTAACCTGTTCTCTCTTCCTCTGACATTTTGCCAATAAGTTCTTGAGATTTAACTTCAAAATTATTTTTCATTTTTGTAATTTTTTGATAAAATTGTTAATAGATTATTTTCTTGTTTTTTTGATTCCTCTTTTTTGGTATCGTTATTAGTCGGCTCTTTACGAGTGGCTTTTTTCGATGGCTCAAATAATTGTAAATCGGTGATTATTTGCTTTAGCTGTAAACATTCCATGTCTATATTTTTACGGTCTGTTTTAGCTTCCACGTTTGATTTAAGTTGTGCATTTAATTGGTCTATTCTGTCTAACAATTCAGCTTTTAAGTTGTTGTTATCCGTAGCAGACTTACTACCTAAATAGGGTGTTAATTGGTTTGCCCCAAAACTAACAACCGATATTTCAAAAAGTTCTATTTCTTTTACTACCCAAAAGAAACCCATTTCGTCGGCTTTCTCTGGATTTAAAGCCATTGGATAAAACTCATTCCAATTCTTTAATTCATCAGCATTTTGACTATTTCTAACAGCCAATTCTAATACTTTATATCTAAACCCTATTGAGTGATTATCGTATAAACCACTCTTATAATTCATTAAATCATCGTTGCCTTTTCTTGTTTCTGGTATAAACGATTCAAAGTACAACACGTCTTTACCATCAATTACCCTTTCATCTAACACCGTAATTCTACCTACTGTATTTTGTGTATTTAAAACGTGGTCTGATTGATGTTTAATTTTAGCAACAGCACTTGAATTAACCCCTCTATCGTTTATTGATTTTGTAGATGAGCCTTTAACCAACATATCTTGGTCGCTGTCTATCCAATAGTAAGTGTTAGCAATAGCTTTTATTGTACGTTCGTTTTCGTTAACTTCTTTAATTGCTAAACCACCCTCTGAATGTTTAACTCCAAAATGAGTAGCTAACTTTTGTTGTATCGTTTTATTCATTTGTCGTAATAATTGGTTTATTATCTACTAACTTAATAGCAGCTTCTTCTTCAATATCTAATGAGAATACTAATTGCTCTATTGCACTTTCTCTACTCCACGACACACCAACGCCAGATAATATGTTTCTAACAATTTCTGACTTGTCTTTAGATACTTTTATTTTTGCCTCGTAATCTGTTTGTAAAGCCTCTATTTGTTCAACATCTAATCTAACAGTATATTGAACCCCATCTCTTTCACTCCAACCTTTAGCAAAGAATCTATTGAAATAATCAATTTCCATTTCTAAAGGGGGCAATATAGCTTGTGTGTAAAATTTCTTGTTATCTTCTTTTAAGTTTGAAAATGTAGTACCATCAGCGTCATTAAACATTCTTGAACTAACACCAAATACTGAACACAAATCTCTTAACTTAACTATACCACTTTCTAATATTTGTAAATCCTGTGGCGACATAGCGAACTTAATCATGTCAAACTCACCACTTGAAACCCCAATACTTCCGTATTTGTCAGCACCACCTATTCTACGCTTTAATGCTTCTTGTGTTTGACTTCTTTCTTGCTCGGTTAATGGTCTGTCACCTTTATAAGATAACATACCTATCATTCCTTTATTTTTAATCAAAGAAGCATCTGCTGTTATAATTTCGTTTGATGCTACTAATGTACGATACGCAGCTTGTAAAGGACTTAATCCGAATACAGGTGTTTCGCTGTTAGGGTCTGGATTGAATTTCTTAACGTGTAATACCTCATCAGTAGATAATGGATAAATAGTTCCTCCAATAGTGTATTTGTATGAAGTAGCATAAGCACCTGTTAATCTATA